AATATAGTTTGTACTTGGATCGGTCTCTACCTTAAGATCAGTATCAAATGTGAAAGTCGCAGTGGCTGCAACATTAGTAATATCTCCAACTGCAAGAGTCTCTATCTTAACTACTACTTTCTTCCCAGCTATATCAATACGTCCTAGTTCAGTCATAGCAGATGTGAATGTATTTGTTGTTGTACCGCCGCTACCTGGACCATCAATTGATCCTGAATTTGTAGTAAGCTCAAAAGGAACATGTCCACCCCCAACTTTACCAGCCTGTGTATCGCCACCACCTTGAGCTTCTGCTGTAGTTCCTCTAGATTCATCATATACAGTATACGCCATCACATACCTCCCATAGATTGTGCCTGTGCTAGTAAGTCTTGAAGTCCTTGACCGCCTTGATCTAGATCTTGCATAGCAGCTTCTTGCATAGTAGCTCCCATAGTCTGATCCATTATAGCTTGACTATTAGCTTGACCTTGCATAGCAAGTTCTGCTTGCATTTGTTTTCTTTGTTGAGCCTGTACTTCTGCCTCATCCTTGACCCAATTATCTGAATTAAATCCTAGGGATGAAATTAATGCTCGACCATATTCGTCCCACTTAAACATAGCCATAGCTTGTTCTGGTAAGTTACGAACCATCTCGCCCATTTGCATAAGCTTCTGTAAATCAGAATCTCTAGATAAAGCCTGAAGACCTGTAATAATCTCTACTGTTAGCTCTCCATCTTCTGTAAACTCATCTGCTACTCTTGGATCTATTTCTTCATCGACGATCATCAAGAATACAGTACGTTCTACTAAAGGTTTCATTAAACTACGAGCGATAGAAGAGAAGGCTCCGCCAAGAACATTCTCTAATTCCTGCCCAACCATACGCACAGCAGTAGCTGTAACACGATCACCTTGTGGTATACTAGCTGAGTCCATAAGGAAAGCCTTACCAACCTCTCCACGCATTGTCTCTACTCCTACTTGAGTAGCACTAATCTGCGGAGACATGGTTGCTGATGGAGATATTGTAAAGATATCCTCCTGTCTTGCACCTATGATAGCTCCGTTATATACGCCTTGTATGTCGCCTATTTCGGTTATACCAGAAGGATCAACACCTATCCAGAATGTAGAACCCGCCGCAATACCTTCGATCAATCCTCTAGTAAATGCTTCTAGTGTTTTAAGATCGCCAATTAGATCTTCGCAATGCGAACGCCCATAGTTTTCACCTGGAACGCCAGTCCATCGTAATAGAATATAGGGATTAACAGTATATGTACCTTCTTCAATAAGCTCACCTTCTAAGTTTTCTTTACGATGAACCCAATTGCCCTCTTCCTTTGTTAGTCTGCAGTAGATTGTTTGATAACCCTTACGCTCAAACTCACTCTCACCAGAATAATAATCTTCTACAGGATTATCATTATCTCCAGCTACAAATTCTAGGTATATTAACTCTTGTACCTCTCCTTGAACATTACGACGACAGACATACTGATCTAATCTTAATGTTCTAAAGGTATAATCATCTTCCATAATTAATAAGACATCTCCAACAACAATTAAATGCTGTAGAATTTGATACAAAGTATCTCTTAAATTCTTGGAGGCGAGTTTATTATATACCTGATAGCTTAAGGCTTCAAGGTATCTACGTATTTCTGGTTCAGGTTGTATTCCATCTTGTAATTCAAACTTAAAGAAAGGCATATCATTCAATGGAAGCAAGGCAGATAACATTCGACTTGCCATTGCTGTCACACCTCTAGCTCCGACAGAACTATAAGGCTGCGGGAGCTGTGTTTCTTCTGTCCAACCATGAGGAGGAAGCAAAGAAGGTACGGTTAACGATGAACAAAATCTAGCTCTATCTATTTTAGCACTACGCTTAGAGTCTAGCTTTTTATATCTTGCTGATATTGTTTTTTCTGGAATCATGCGGGACGATCCAAACCTAAGCTACCATAAAATCCTGTAATAATATTATCTACATCTTCTTCTTCTTCATCCGCAAATGCGAGAGCTTCTTCTTGAGCCGCATCTTCAAGTTCTTGTGCAGCAGATAATATATCCGCTTCTTCTCTTTGAATAGCTCCTGCTGCGGCTTGTTCCATCGCAATGCGTTCTTGCTCCATAGTTAAAATATCCGCTTGTCGCTTAGCATAGAGCTCCTCATTACGATCATCTCTTGCTGCCATCCATTTTATCATATCTGAATTATCGGGTGCTTGTATATTCATGCCACCTCCGCCAAATATTCCACTCATAGTATATCTCCTTATTACCTCGGTCTAAACTGACCGCCTATTTGTAGGGTAGGCATAGCTCGACCACCAAAACTAGCTCTGCGTCTACTGCTTCTTGGTGTATATCGTGGTCCGCCTGCCTCAAGCGGATTCGCTGCTCCTATAGTCTCGGAAGATCCATAGGTTGCGCCTAGTATCTTACTTCTTTGTTCTCCAGTAAACTTACGGCGAGTTTTCAACGCTTCAATCTTTTGTCCCTGAAGTAAGAAATCAGTTTCAGCCCTTTGTTTATCGTAAGCCTCAGTTTGTTTGGCTAATTGCTGCTGAAATAAGCTTTGCATTTCGTCTGCTTGTTTTTTGAATTGTTCTTTCATTCTTTTCTCAGCAGCTCTCATGTCTCTATTAAGTGTTGCTTGAGCCTTTTGTGTTTGAGTCTTACCTGTAAAATATCCAAGACCACGCTTAATCCTTCTCGTTATACTTGAAAAGAAACCAAACTCTTCAAGACCAGTAGCAGGGTTGATTGAGGCAGTGCCTCTACCCACCGTTAATCTTGCCATTTGATCTTGACCTATCATACCTTCGATTTTACCCTTAAGCTTTTGGGCTACTTCATGTGGAAGAACAACCTCTCCCGGTGTAAGGTGGGCTACGGTATTATCACCGCCTCGACCCATAGCCTTCAGTTGTTGTGGATTCATGCTCCCCCCTTTTCCTGTTCTTTAATAATTTTTTCCATACGATGAATAACATCTAGTTGTCCTGCTCTATAAATATCCTGATCTAAATAGTCATCTCTACTCATATGTAATTTATACTCAAGTAGTGGTAGTTTTGCTTTTAGAAACTTTACTACTTGAGGCTCTAACCTTGGTAAGTTCATCTAATTTATCCTCGATAACATCTATTCGTGCAATCATATCTTTAACTAATAAAGTTATATCTGGTGGAGTAATCATTCCATTAATTCTAACTCGATTATAGATTGCCTTTAAGTATTCTTTCTGCATTTTATTCTCCTGTAATATCAACTAACTCGCACGATCCCCCGTGACATGCTAGCGAATGTGAACTAGTAGTAGTATCCTCAAGCTCATATAAACTAAGCTCTTGCCAGTCTATACTGTGAGGCATTTGGTTTACTAGTTCGGTATATTGTTCTTCTGTAATAGACTCGAATGGAGCCTGTTCATAAATATGATCTGTATGGGGTAAAAAAGAAATACCTGATACAGTATCCCAGTTATTATAAACCCATTGTCCTATATCTAAAAAGGTTTCATCGGTATAGTTTATAGTAACACTGGGCTTGTGGTCACACCAATCAGTTTGATACATTAACCATAACTTTAAGTGGTTCATAGGATTATAGGTTTCATATGTCACAGAACCTTCTGGTGCTTTGGCAGGGAATGAAAATATAGTAGTATCTTCTTTCTGTACACACTGCTCATAAGGAATACCTTTATCCTGCATAAATAAACATAAAGGATTTGTAGTATCAATTCGAACCCGCCTAATATAATAGGGTGCATACCTAGGATGAATTCCAGAAGATGTACCAGCAACACATGATGTAGTACCAGAAGGCTTACAACAAGTTACAGCAAGAGATGGGTTGATCCCCAATCTCTCTGCCCATTTAACATTAGTATCTCTAGCAACCTGCCTTAGTTCCTTTAGAATATCAGACAGATTATCATTAGCTTGATACATAAGAATATTATCATATATACCAGTAAAGGATACACCTAATAGTCGTTCCTCTTCGCAGTTACTTTTCCATTCTGATCCTAGATATGTAAATCTCGTACAAGCAGACTGAACAGTACCTAATATAGCCGCATCACGTACCTTTAAACGCAGCGTAGCTAGATTATCCCATGGCTTAATCACAACCTCGGTAAGATTACAGAACTGTTGGGGTCTTAAGATAATCTCACTACAGGGGTTAGTACCCCAATCACAAGACTCTCGACCAAGAGCCTTAGAAATTTTCTCCATTGCCTCACGATTACAGATGCCTCTCTCACCTGAGTGAGAGTCATACAGTGTAGTCCATTCTTCTAGAAACCTACCTAATGAGGGTTTAGAAGTATAGACAGCTGAGTTATTACTAAGAGCTCTATGTCCGCTGGTTTCCCACCACGGACCAGACTTGGCTAAAGCCATCTCTCTATCATTGAGATCAGAAAGAGAAATCAAAGCACTACGCCTAACTCCTCCCGATATAACAATCTCTCCAATCATACAGACAATATCGTGTACCTCAAGGGGAGTTAGTCTTCGACCTCCTGCATCATAGAATATTTTTATAATAAACTTAAACATTCTTGGTAGAGGCTCGGGTCCAGATGTCCGACCACCAAAGGTTTTCAATCTAGCCCCCCGTGGTCTAACAAGAGTTAAGTCCCAAGTTGGATGGAGTCCCCCGTATAGGGCTGACAATAGGTCATTCAACGCCTCAGCCCAGCCCCGTCGGGAATCTCCTACTTGTATCTCTACCTTATCATCCCTGATAATGCCAGGAACTAAGGGTAATTTTATAATTGATTGGGATTCACAAGAGAAACCTACTCCTGTTCCACAACATAAGATGTATAAGACATCTGAAAAGGCTCTAATTGAGTCTATTTCTAGGTAAGAACAGTTGTATAGGCACGTATCGTCTACCTCTGCCGCAGCTCCCGCAGTCATTAACGCTCTCATTGACGGGAAAACCTCTCGATCGATAGTCGATTTTCGTATAGCATCCCATTCGTCGCCTAATACTTCTGGAAATCTTTCTTCGAAGTAATTGTAATACCGATCTACGCATTCATCCCAGCTTTCTCTCCTCCCTAAATCTTCTTGCCATTTACAATAGCTTCTTGTGACTACAAACTCTTGAAATTGATCCATTCAAGACTCCTTATTCTCGTTATACCCAACTTTAGGGCACCATAATGTTATTTCTTTTGTTTCAAAATTATATTCTCCGTTTCTTAAGATACGAATACATCTCGCCATAGCTAGTGGATCTACTTTTCCAGACTTTGGCTGATACTTATCCTCTTCATATAGCTCTAGTATCTTCTCTTCCCATGTATCAATATCCCACTCATCAAGGAACTTAATAGCTGTCTTTGGACCGATACGCCATAGACCTGGGATACCATCAGTCGAATCACCAGACATCCACTGTAAATAGAAAGCTTTATCTGCCTCTTCTTCAGATATAAACCTTATATCCTTATCCTTATTAGGATTCCAGTGGTAGCCTGGAATACACTTGAGATCTTTATCTATAGTAACCCCTATGTAATCACCCCTAGATACATACACGCCTAGTATATCATCAGCCTCAATTCTAGGCTCAACTAAAGTAGTATATGCCTCTATTAAATATTCTCTACAGAAACCTAAGGAATCAGGAGAAGATTGAGAGTCTCTATTTTTCTTATAAGTAGCCCACTCTGCTCTTCTATAGTTCTTTCTTCTACTACAGGATAAAGCTAATGTTATCTCGTTTACCCCCTTAGGTGTCCAGTTTTTAATATCTTGATCCAGCCTACATTCAAGCTCATCGACTCCCTCTATATCTAAATAGCAAGCAGCCTTATAAGCAATTATATCTGCATCAAGTATCGCTTTCTTTGGTATCATCTTCATCCTCTTCCTCTTCCTCCTCTAATTTTAATTCATCTAAGAATAGGATATCTGCTAAACTTTCCATAACTTCTTGAAGAAGGGGAAAAAGATCTTCTTCAGTAGGCATAGTATGCTTAGGACAATTACATCCTTTATCACACTCTACTTCTAAGCCCGACCAGAGTTTATAGTTAGCGTTGATTAGTTTTTCTAAGTCTTCTTCGGAGCCTTCATTGGGAATTACATCAGTAAATATCC